CAAGGTAATCCAAGGTGACCTTGAAGACATGAAGGCTAGCATGAGTCGTATGGCTGATGCTCTAACCAAGATTGCGATCTTGGAAGAGAAGCATCAAGTCATGGCTCAGACCATGCTAAAGATCACGGAGAAGATTGACGCGCTCGCAGACAAGCACAACGCCTTGCATGTGGAGCAAGTCAAGCAGCAGACCACGCTGAAGGTCTCAATGAAAGCCATTCAGGTTGCCTGGGGCGTCATCGGTAGCGGTCTTCTCTACGGGGCATGGCAAGTCGTTAAGCTGATTGGCGGTCACGGCGCCTGATCTCGTCAACAACGGGCGAGACCGCCCAGAGAGGCACGAATGTCCGCACCAAGCGACGTCCAGGAATTCATCTCTGTCTACAACGATCTCGAAAAGTACCCCTCGATAGCAGATGTCGCGAAGGTTCTGGGCATCTCTATCAAAACGGTCCGCAACAAGGCGGGCTTTCTTCGGAGTCTGAACCGCGACGACCCTTCGGCTCCCAAGCTGGTGATGCGAGTCAACACCTCGCAGAACCCGATGTCGGAAGATGCCTCCAAGTTTATGGAGGATTGGGGGCCTGAAGAGTGTCTGGATGAGCTACGGCGCATTGCCCAGATTGACCCCGAGAAGGTCGTCACCCGCAACTACTTCCGCAACCACAGCTCCATCTCGGAGTCCACCTGGAATCGATACTTCGGCACGTTTGAGGAGTACAAGCGCCAGGCCGGCGTGAAGCTCTCCAGGCAGCAGCATGCTTTGGAGCGCAACATTGCCAAGCATGCCTCGGTCGATCACTACCGGCAAATGAACGTCGAGCGGCAGGATTGGGCTGAGAAGTACGTCCGTGAGAACGACCACCGCTTCAAGACGATCCTCACCTGTTCGGACTTGCATGACATCGAGATCGATCCGTTCTTCCTACGGGTGCTGATTGACACCGCCGAGCGTGTTCAGCCCGACCTCATCTGTCTTGTCGGCGACATCTTCGATCTACCCGAGTTTGGCAAGTACAGCGTCGATCCTCGAGAGTGGGATGTAGTAGGGCGGATCAAGTTCGCCCACGATCACATTCTGGGGCCACTGCGTGATGTCTGTCCCGACGCCCAGATCGACTTCATTGAGGGCAATCATGAGGCTCGACTGTTGCGTCAGCTTGCAGATGCCACTCCGGCGCTGCGTGCGGTGCTTTCGGACCTTCACGGCTTCACAGTCGGCAAGCTCCTCGGGCTCGAGCAGTTCGAGATCAACTACATCGCCAAGGCCGATCTTGCCTCGTTTACCAAGCGAGACTTCGAGAAGGAGCTCGCTCACAACTACAAGGTCTACTACGACACGGTGTTGTGCCATCATTTCCCTCACGCTCGTTCAATGGGCCTGCCTGGAGTGAACGGGCATCATCATCGGCATCAGGTCTGGAGTGAGTTCAATCCCGTCTACGGTGCCTATGAATGGCATCAACTGGGCAGCGGACACAAGCGTAGCGCCTCGTATTGCGAAGGCGAGCGTTGGCATAATGGTTTCGCGCTGATAAATGTAGATACATATACACGTTCCACCGCATTTGACTACATATGTGTTACCGACTTTGCCGTAGCGGGAGGTAAGTGGTATCACCGAGCGCCCGATGAGTTTGATGCGTCCATACCTCCTCGAATAAAGTGACCTTATATGGTAAGTCACGCATGACTGAGCTATAGTCCATCAACTCATTTTCAGGCAGTAGCATGGCACGAACAAAAACGGAACCTGCAGCAGCAAAAAGAAGAACCACTCGTCAAACGCCTCGCGTAAGTCCGCAAACAGAGCAACTGGAGCTCGATTTCTACAGCGGCAGGCGTCCCAGAGTTGAAAAGAGGCCCATTGAACCGCTGACAGAAAGCCAAAAACGCTACGTCAACGCCATCAAGAATTTTGAACTCACTTTCGCAACCGGCCCAGCTGGTACGGGCAAGACTTGGTTGTGTGGAGCCCTGGCCGCCCAAGCCCTCGAAGCCGGTCAGATCGAAAAGATCATCATCACCAGGCCAGCCGTCGAAGCGGGCGAGTCACTGGGCTTCCTGCCTGGGGAGCTTGAAGACAAGTTCGATCCCTTTCTACAGCCGTTTCGTGACGTTCTCAACGAGCGGCTTGGCAAGTCCTTTGTAGACTACCTGATCAAGATGGGGCGCATCGAAGCCGCTCCGCTGGCTTACATGCGCGGTAGAACCTTCAAGAACGCCTACGTCATCCTTGATGAAGCGCAGAACACTTCACCCATGCAGATGAAGATGTTCCTGACTCGCATGGGTGCTAACTGCAAGGTCATCGTCAATGGCGACATGTCACAGAAAGACATTCGAGGTTCGTCGGGTCTAGAAGATGCCGTCGCTCGCTTGTCTTGGATTCCCGTGGTCAAGCATGTGAAGTTCACCAAGGATGACGTTGTCCGTTCCGGTCTCGTCGGGGAGATCGTGAAGGCTTACGACGAGGAAATCATTCCGCCTTCCAGCTGACTTCCCGGTTCGTCCCGCGTATAGAGATATCTATACTGGGTTCATGAGTCATGAAGCTATCAAGGCGCCGGCCCCGTCGATCTCCCGTCCCATCGACACCTTCGGCTACTTCTACGGCCACGAGCTGACCTTCCTCGACTGCGAGGTCATCGCTCTTAGCCGTATTCCCAGCAACCTTCGAAAGAAGGAAGCGGAGCTCATGCGCACTCGGTGGTTCGACTACCGCCGGCTGCATCCCACTAAGGCAACTTACCTGTTCGCTCACGCCTATAACAAGGCGTATCAGAACTGCGTAGCCGTCATGAAAGATGTTGGACTTCGTTTCATGAAAGGTTACAAGGGTGCAGATGCTTTGGACGTTCATGAGAAGCTCTCGTTCTGGAGAGCAAGGCAGCTGGTTGACAGTCTTGGCATTCGGTACGACTTTTTTCTTCGAAAAGCGATGGATTGGCATATTGAAGCAGGCTGGATTCAACCTCCAAGACCTTCTCATCTCGCCTCAAACCCAGACATGATCACTGATGTCATGATGGCCTGGGAAGAAGAGTGCGCTGCACGCCTGCAGTTTCCGCTCGATGATCGTTACAAGGTTCGTAACTGGTTTGGTCATATTGATCAGCGCGACTGGGAAGCCTGGCTCGTCAAGCAGATCATGACTCGGAGACATCCACAGTACGGTCTTCACGCTGCGCTATATATAGAGCGCGTGTTACGCATCGAGACGGCAATCCAGAGCTTTGAGCGGGGTGTTCTGGAGGCAGTCTTTGACAGTGCTTGAGATCAGTCACCGCTGACCTATACTGAGACCATCTTTCACCTCACCGTTACGGAGAACGCTTATGTCCGATACACCACCCCCTCGCTTCAAGAAGAAGCCGGTCAAAGAGGGGCATGAGGCCTTTTTGAAGGCACTTGAAGCTGCTGGCGCTCGAGTCAGCCTCACGCTTGTGAGCGATCCCGACACTACGATGTCCGGCACGATCAAGCATTCCGACAAGTACACCATCTCCTTGCGCGTAGACCGCGATGATGGGACATATCAGGTGTACGTGATCTTCAAGCACGCCATCGAGATGTTTTGGACCAACCCCAATGACAAGACTTGACACTTATGCAAGATGCGACACTTGCCGCTGCGGAGGTTTCTGCAGCTGAAATGATAGGGTCTTCGTTCGAGGGCGGTGTGTCCTCAGAAGACACTGTAATGAGCGGAGAGACGGTCGAGAAGTTCAACTTCGATGCCGACTTTCAGACCCGAGTGGCGGTCTTAACGGCTCGATCCACTGACTTCATTAGCCGTGTTGGGCACTTGCTCAAGCCCGACTACTTCGAGAACGTCGGCGAGGCTTTGCTCGTCAGCTTCATTCTGAAGTACCACGAGAAGTATCGGAGTCTGCCTGATCGCACGATCATGGCCGATCTGATCAAGAAAGCTCGGGTCGCGAAGATTGTTCGGGACGACTCGCTTGAGGCGGTCAAGAGTTCGTACCTGAACCTGTATCGCGAGGTTGACATCTCCGGTCGAGAGTATGTTGAGGAGCGGATTGTTGAGTTTGCTCGGCATCAGGCTACAACAGCGGCCATTCTCAAGTCAGTGGAGCTCGTGCAGCGCGGCGAGTTCGAGAAGGTTGAGAAGTACATCAAGGAGGCTGTAGAAGTCGGCATTAACGAAGATGGTGGTGCCTACGACTACTACTCCAACATCAGCCTTCGCTCAAGCAAGCGGCTCGATGAAGCGTCGGGGGCTCGTCCGCCTCGCGGTATCACTACGGGGCACTTGAAGCTGGATGAAATCCTCTACCACCAAGGTTGGGGTCGCAAGGAGCTTGCGACGATCATGGGCGGTGCTAAGTCCGGCAAGACGACAGCGCTCATTGGGTTTGCAAAGGCCGCGTCTCTCGCCAAATTCAACGTGCTTTACGTGACGCTTGAGGTCTCCGCCAGCATCATCGGTGATCGCCTTGATGCGTCAATGTCGGACACCATGATCAAAGAGCTTGGCAAAAAGATCAACGATGTCAAATCCAAAATCGAAAGTCTGCAGGCTCATGCCGGCAAGTTAGTCATTCATGAATACCCCAGCGGCACCTTCAGCCCGAAGATGCTTCGAGCCTTGATCGATCGATACGAGGCAAAGGGTCAGCGCTTCGATCTGGTTGTCGTGGACTACGCTGACATCATGGCACCGAACTATCGGTATCAGGACGTCATCGAGAACAGCAAGTCCGTCTACGTTGACCTTCGAGCCATCGCGCAAGAAAAGGATGTTGCGATGCTGACGGCCACGCAGACCAATCGCGAGGGCTACAAGGCTACCGTTGCGAAGGCTGAACACGTTGCTGAGGACTTCAACAAGGTACGGACAGTCGATCTGATGATCTCCATCAACATCACTGACGAGGAGCGCAGCAAGAACGAGGCTCGTTTGTACTTTGCGGCCAGTCGTAATCAGGAGTCCGGCTTCACACTCTTCATCAAGCAAGACATCGCCAAGATGAAGTTCATTGAGTCCATCGTTCGGAGAGAGTGATGAGCCATAGCGAAGAGCTTCAGGAGGCGCTTGACACCATTGATATGGAGTCATGGCTTGATCGGGAAGGTATTGACTACCGAGTCACACGCGGCAGTCGAGGCGTACAACTCAACATCAAGGAGTGCCCTGAGTGCGGTAGCTTCAAGTGGAAGGTGTATCTGAATGCCGACTCGGGTCTTGGAAACTGCTTCTCAGGCGACTGTGAGGTCAAGTTCAACCGCTGGAAGTTCATCAAGGCCCATCTGGGTACGGCGTCAACGCGGGATGTGATTGAACATATCAAGACTGTGGCGAAAGAGCAGGGGTGGAGGCCTCGAGTCCGACTGTCGGCTCCAGTCGCCTCTACTTCCAGCCTGAAGTTGCCGGAGTCTTACGCCTTGCCTCACAAGGGGCGCAACCTGCGCTATCTAGACTGCCGCAATATCGATGCGGGTACGGCGCAATACTTCCATCTACGCTTTTGTCACAAGGGGCACTTTGCCTACCAGGCAGAGAGTGGGCGGGAGATGCAGCAGGACTACAGTAACCGGGTTGTGATTCCCATCTACGACCTTGAAGGCGAGCTTGTCAGTTTTCAGGGTCGGGACATTACAGGTACGGCTGACAACAAGTATCTCTTTCCACCTGGCTTTGCATCTACTGGTGCCTATTTGTACAACGGGCAGAACGCAAAAGGCGCAGCCCGCATTGTGCTTGGGGAAGGGGTCTTTGATGTCATGGCCATCAAGGTGGCTCTGGATGCCGATCCTTCTCTGCGAGATGTTGTGCCGGTAGGAACTTTTGGAAAGCACCTGTCTTCGGGTGGTGCCGAAAGTCAGATGGGCAAACTCATGGCGCTTAAGGAACACGGTCTGCGGGAAGTCACATTCATGTGGGACGGCGAACGCAAGGCCACTCAGGATGCTGTCAAGGCGGCTCTCGAGGTTCGGCAACATGGGCTCGTCGCCAGGATTGCCTTTCTTCCAA